AGGGATGTAGTTTATATCTCTATGCGTACGCCATGTTTCAAGGCGATAATTAAGCCAACTGGCAAGTGCTTGATATTTGGTTTCTTTGTCCATAAAGGTATGTAATGTCCTTAAAAAAGGTTTCCTATATTATACCAGAAAAATAGCATAAGATTAGGGTTTGTGGCTTATAAAGAGAAAAATATTCTACAATCAATGATATTTACGAGGTTTTTTTTCTAAATCTACTAAATTATCAATAATCATCTTACAAATAGTCATATCGACCATCTGAGAATTACTAAAAGATTCGTAATCCATATCTTCAATCATATTGGCTATTATTTGACAAGCAAGTTGGTATCTTGTGTCTAAATCTTCACCCATCTCAGAGTAAACAAGTATCTCATCTATTTCTTCTTCACTCATATCATCAAAATTTATATCATCTACATCCATATTAATATCCGGCTATAGCATCCGTAGGTTGCCAATCATCATCTAGTTCTATACTGTGAGCAAAGTCTGCTACTGATACTTGGTCAATATAAGCGAGAGCATCCAGCAAATCGTCATGTGCTAAACGATTAGGAAAATCGAGCATTTGGTTTGTAAAAACACGCCAGTCTTTATCTGGGTTAAAGGTAATCTGACCATGCTCCATGCGACCTTGTAAAGCCCATGTAATTCTATCGTTCTTCTTTTTACCGCCATGCCTAAGTTCTATAATAGACACCCATTTACCCTCGGTACGCATCTCATCTTCTAAATAAGGCAAGATGGCGTTTCTTAGAGAGCCTGTTTCTATACCTACGGTAGCTGACTCTACAATCAGAGCAGACTTCAGTATCTTCTTAGCTGTTTCTTTAATATTCCAGCGACCATGCAATATATCTTTAACCCACCACTTATCTCTGTCTATCTTAACAATCGCAATCGCTGTTTCGTCTAAACGAGAACGCTTCAAATTTCTTTCTTGTTCTACGCTTTCATAACCAGCAGGGTCGATTGCTATGACATAATTGCCTTCTTCTGGCTCTTCTTCTACCTTGAACCAATCTTCTTTAAAAATACCACCAGAACTGGTTTCAAAAGAAGCCTCAAATTCTTGTCTAAAGGACATAGAGGACATTGTTTTCTTAGAAGCCTCAATTTCTTCACTAGGCAAGAAAGGATTATCAGTCGAAGTAAATTGAAAAGCATCCCAATCTTCATCTTCCAGAGCATCTTTATACAGGTCAAAGAAATGGTTTTTTCCTGCTGGCGTTCCTATAAACAAAGCACCACCACGAACATCAGCAAGAGTAGGACGAATAATTTGTTCCCACACTACAGGCTTCATAGAAGCATATTCATCAAGCACGACATAGGACAAACCTACACCACGGAGTGTTTCTGGTCTATCACTACCTTTTAAATATATCTTACGACCATTGACCAAAGTTAAGACTGCGGTATTCTCATAGGCTTGGACAATGAGGTCTTTACCTAACTCTTTAAGCATAGCCCACATAATGTCTTTGGCTTGCTGGAAAGTAGGTGCTATATAAAACACATCTTTACTTTCAGACTGTATTGCTTTAATCAGCAGAATCCAAGCAGATAGATAAGACTTACCAAAACGCCTACCCGCAGCAACTATCTTAAAACGCTTATCGGAATGAAAGATTTGCAGTTGAGCAGGGTGCAAATCTATATTTAATTCAGCCATCTTCTATTCTTGGCATATACACTTCTACAAAAGCCTCACAATTTGGACACGATAAATTAGTTACCAATTTATATTCCTCACATTCATCTTCTTCCAAACTGTGGTCGCCACCCCAAATCAACTCTGTTGTACAATGCCAGCAATTCATTTAAGAAACAAATTTCTCTGTCATGGGTGAAGTATCTATCTTAGCAATTACTTCATCATCACTTTGTTCTTCTGGCTCTACGAGTTCAGCTTTATCAAACTCACTAGCCTTCTGCTCTATAGACTCGATAGAAGCCACATTAATAATCACTTGAGCATCGTTCTTCATACGATTAGGGTCTACTGCTTTATGAACAGGCAAAATCCTATCCATACACATCTTTAAACAATGCACATCTCCATCCTTTGCTTTTTGAAGAACAGTAGCTACAATCTCTTCAGCATTCTCACTCATTAACGCTTGAGCCAAAGCAGTATATTTATTAACAGAGCCTTTAGGTCTACCAGCAGGGTTTAAAGAAGGCATCCCTTTATAAAGAGCAGGATTACCTTTTCTTTTACTTTTCTCTTTTTTTGACATGCCTTATATTATACCAGATTTACACTATTTAATTAGACTGGGTATACCAAAATAACACTTTTTATATTACCCGTGAGGGAAGTTCATTTTTTCCTTTTAAATCAGGCTTTTTTTATTTTATAAAAAGTGCTTATAGGGGCTAAAGTATATTAGATAAGTATACTATAAAGGCTATATAGACTAATACAATGAGTAAATAGGTTTAATTTCTGGGGTTATTTTTGTAATTTGGTTTTTTGTGGGAGGGGTATAGAAATTTATACACAGTATAGCAATGAGCCTCCCCCCGTGTCTGTAATCATATCAATAATATTTTAAAGGGGCTTTGTATATATACCAATACGCTTATATATCAAGGGCTTATAAGCATTATAGCTAGTATTAATCAATCAGAATGAGAATAAATGAGCGTGGGATAGTAAATATTTAACCATTCTTTTATCCATTTCAAAGTATCAAATACGCCCAATAATGAACGATTACTCTATTACTATATATTTTACTTCTATTATATTACTTATCTACATACGGGGGATTTAAGCGAGCCTCCAAACACTTCTATTATTAGGGTGTTATAGCTTTACTTTTGAGGGCTTTATATCTTCTATTTAAGGGGCTTTAATTGATGGAATAAAGCAAAGTATTAAGGACGAAAAAAAACCCCCTAAAAAGGGGGCTTATTGTTTGGGTGTTGTTAGGAATTTTCCCAGTCATTTTTAGCGTTGAACCATTCCTCTTTATCATGTGATGATAGTTTCTTTCCCTGTATGTTTGAGATTGCTTTAAGCAAGTCATCATCATACAATTCTGAATAACCAACATCACAATGTATATCCATAGATAAGTCATAAAGATTTGAGTATGGTTTTATATCGTATTCAGTTTTTAAAAATTGCTCTAAGTTCATAATGTCCACCTTTATTCAGCTTTATAAAGAGCGCTAAAACTTTGTAAAGTCGCCCCTTCTTTTAAAGCCTCTATGATTTCAGTATTAGACAGATTGATATTGCCTTCAAGTTTATCAAGGCAATCATCAAGACTAACAGAAAACCAGTCTTTATTATCTTTCCATCTTTTAAGTATTTTTATATTTTTATCTTCCATAATATTTTGAGCGTATTCCTTTACCCATTCTTTTGGCTCTAGTTTATATTCTTTCATAATATCCCCTATTAGTATAGTAACTCATTATCTGGTATTGGTGTATCACACTTTGGACAGGCTTCTTTATCTGTCATTTGACGCTCTGTAAAGTGATGATTGCAATTAGAACAAACAAATTCTTGAGTCGCATCATACCTTTCATCTGTTATCTCAGAGTTAGCAGTAATATCACCTGTTAACTCATCATCCCATATCATATCTTTAGCGATTTGTTCTGCCTCTTCATGGCTGTCAGCCTCAATCTCTACATCAAAATTTGACTCTATTGATATGTTTAATCTTACTGTAAAGTTTTTCATAATGTCCTCTATTATATTGTTTTAAGTATATCTATTATTAGTTTAGGTTTTTAAGTATATATTCTCCGCTTTTAATCTTTCATAATATCCCCCTTTATTGAGTTGTAAAGCCGTCAAACCATGCACCCTTCTTTTTGGTTCTAGCTATGCCACTATAATTAGTGCAAGTTGATGAAGATGTCTCTATGTCATTACAATGTGCCATAGCCTCTTCTTTAGTCAAGCCCTTTTTAATAGTTCTAGTTGGGTATTCATCATTGAAATACATGCGAATTATTTTATATTTTTCCATTTGTTTATACCTCTGTTTTTATTTAATGAGTTTATATAATACCATGATATACCATGATAATATACTTTTATTTAAAAAAAATATTTAAGGCTCAAAAAAATACAAAAAGTTGTAATACATTGTTAATAGTGTAATAACTAGGGTAATAGAAAGGTAATTGACTTTTAATAGATATTCATAATAGTAGTTAATTGATAATAATGGTAT